CAGACCACGATCTGCACTCCGCTGAAACGCGTCCAGGGTCTTGAGGGCATTGTCTAAATCGCTGCGGAACCGATCGGATTCGACGCGCAGGTCTACCGTGATGCCGCCAACGCTAGCCATTTAGCTGCCCTCGCAGTGCCTGGTATGCCCGCATTTTGCTCTCAATCTTCTGGCGCAACGGCTCAGGCTTGCGCCTGGGCAGGAAATCTGCCGCCGCATACGGCTTTGGGTGTTTCTTGGTGTTGCGGTTGATGTTGGCGTGCAGCGCCATGTTTTCGGCGTGGCGCCGGTCGGCATCGGCCTCAAAGCCTTCAAGGCGGAAAAACGCCATCCAATCCGCAAACTCGCGTGCCGACATGCGTGCAATCATCCGGTCGCGGGGCATGCTGAGGGCCAATGCCAGCCGGTGCGCAAACATCAACATCGGCTGGCTTGTTAGTTTCCCTCAACGTCGCCCGCCCCGCGTTCCATGCCGTTGATCTTCATGGCGTGACCGGCAATTTGGAACAGCGTCGCCGCCTTCTTTTTGCCCAACACGTCGCGCGCACTTTCGACATCGGCGAAAATCAGGTTGCCCTGGTCATCGCACATGGTCAGCGCCAGCAAGACGATCACCTGCTCCATACCGCCGGCCTCCGCGGCCGACGCCATGGCAATATGTTCGAGCGCGCTCATTTCGCGGACGCATACGGACCCGCCCCAATCGGGCACATCGACGGTTTCAATGCGCAGCTGATCCGCCGCGCGGATATCATCCAGAGAGAGCATCATGGCTTAGTTCACCGTCACGTCGCCGGAGATGCGCAGAGCTGCATTCAGCCGCACCACATCGTCAACGGACGCCGCGGTTGCAAAGGTTTGCACATAGGCGGAGAACGACCACGTGGTCGCCGGGTTATTGGTGAACACCAATTGGAAATTGCGCAAGGTGCGCGCGTTCCAATCCGTGCGCAGCTGCTGATGGGTCGGATTGTCCGGATCATAAATCGCTTCGAACGAGATCGCGCCGGAATCCTTAAGGCCCATGGCAAATTCACGCGCTGAGGAATCCAGCGTCGTCACGTCGATTTCCGACGCCGATCCATCCGGCCCATCGATGGTGATGACCTGCGGCACCAAAGAAAATATTTCCGACGGGTCACCGCCGTCACCAATCTGCAATTCTATGCCCTGGCTCTCAATATAGGTCGTTGTCATTTCCGCACTCCGGGGTTAACGGCGCTTGCCGAAGGCGCACACACGGCTAGGCCGGGGCATAGGCCACCAGCCAATCTTGAATGACCCGGAACAGGCGCGGCTCCGGGTCGTACTCGCTTCGCTCATTCTCAAGGCGGCACATGGTGATCATGCTGTCACCGGATGCACCGCTATACGCATCCATAGCCCGCCGGATGGCATCCGCCACCGCGGCGGCCTCCCCCGCGCCGGCGCCTGCGAACACATCCACCTGAACGCGCGCAACACGCCGGCCTACATTGCCGTCGAGCGTTGCCGCGGGCACATCGCTGATCGTCTGCATAGCCGCCGCCGGGTATGTTGGCCGTTGCGGCAGCGCCCGCGCGTATAGTCGGTCACCGATGACCGCGGATACGGAGGCATCGCCTATCACCGCTAAGCGGAAGCCGGTCTCAACGCTCATCGGCGCCGCCCACGTCCCAATTTAGTGGCCTCGCGCTCGACGCCCTTGCCGAGCATGTCTGCAACCTTTTTGATGAACGCCCGACGCCGGGTGTCAACGGCCGGGCGGAGAAACGGAAACGCTCGCGCATACCGCGTCCCAAACTCAAGCAAGTGCGCGCGTTCGGATTCCGGCTCCTTGACGCCTACAAAGATCTGACCCGGCCGCCGGCGCTGCCCGGCCGCCAACGCCCCTAGCGCTATTGACCGCTTAAGCGCACCCGACCTAACGCGCACGCGCGCCTTGGCCTCTTTCAATATCACCTGCGCACCGGCGCGCACCGCATCATCCAACACGCGCTGTTCCACCTTATCCGGTAGTTTTTTCAGCGCCTGTTGCACATCGCGCAGGCCGCGCACGCGGTTCGTATTATCTGCCATCGGCGTGCACCTCGGCGGTTATTTCAAGAAAGCGGGCACGGCCGATTTCGGCAACAGACACAATGTCAAAAGCCACATCATTGCTGTCCACGATGCGCCACTCCGGCGTTACATTGGGTCGGTAGCGGATCGTGAACACGGCAACACGGGTATCCAGCTCCTGCTGCACCTGATAGCGCTCCTGCCCCGTCATATCGCGCCGCGCAGCCCACACCCATGCAACCGTTGTCCACACACGCGACGGCGTGCCGTCGCCCTGCACAGACGTAACGGCGCTTTGCAGCGCTATGCGCTCGTCCATCAATCCAATACGCATCGCGGCCCGCTCCATTCTTGCTGCTGACCGCCGCTACAGGTCGAGCACCGCCACCATGCTGACGTTTTGGGTGCGATTTGGGTTACCCGTGACGGTCCCCGGCGAGGCACTATTGCTGTGGCCGGTGGCAAACCACTCATTGCTGTTGACGTCGGCGTCGTAGTCGATGGTGTCCACACCGGTGAGGGTTATTTCAGCGCCATTCTGCACGGCAACAGCGGTCAGCAACTCGCCGGACGTGGCGTAGGGCATAGACACCGTGCCACTCGGCTGATTGGCCAATGTGATGACCTCCGCGTCGGCTGCCAGCGTTGCTGCGTCTTTGGATGTACCGACCGTGTAGACCAATGTGGTTTGCCGCTGGTTCGGCTTCTTAAACGCAATATTGACAACGCCGCTGGCGGGAGTAACCGCAGCCCATACTTCCGCAGCGACCGCGGAATAGAACACCTGCGCCACAGGCACGGCGCTCACACCGTCAACCGTGCAAAAGTTAGAAAGCCCACCTGTGGACACCCTGTTCATCATCACCAGAACAACGCGCCCGGTAAAATCCGGCCCAATGTCGAGGTTGACACTCCCGCTGGTCTGACTGTCGACAAAATCGCGGAACACCAGCCCCTGCTCGACACTGCCGCCCCCGCCTGCCGTGACATCACCAGCGGAGATGCCGGCGCCTGCCAGGCTGCCAGAAAAGGGTTGCACCAAATCCAACGTAGCCGGACTAAGCGCACCAATGCCCGCCAGATCACCAGCGATAGTAGCGAGCCCGGCAAGATTACCGGCCACTATGGCCGAGGCGATAGCACCACCGGAAACGGCATCGCTAAACGCGACAGTCCCGGACGCAGCGCCCATGCCTGCAAGGTCACCAGATATGGCCAGAGCGCTAGCCGGCACATGTTGCACACTGCCTGACGCAACACCGATGCCAAAGGCATTGCCCGCAACCGCTCCCGTCGAAAGCAGTGAAAAGGCTGTTGTGCCGGCACCAAACGCAGCGCCGCCAAATGTCTGCACGAGAGCTGCATGGCCAAAGATGTGTCCCGTACCTTGCGCACCGCCAATCAACTGGTGGACGTCGATGCTTGCAACACCGCGCACTGTTGCGCTGGCAACAAGAGGGGTGGCGGCTAGCGTAACAGCCGCATTTAGCATGGCTTAGTCCATCGTCAGCGTGAACGCGCCGGCGGCTGCCTCAAGCGTGCCGGACGACCACGCCCGTGATGCGGCAAGCGCGCCATAGGCGATGCTGTTGCCGCCGGATGCGGCATCCCACAGCGCAAAATGCGTGATAGTGCCTTGGTCCGCCGTTGCCGGGCCGAACGTCACCGTTGCGTCGCTCGACGCGACGGCGCCCGCCACGCTAAACGTCACAGATTGCCGTGCATAGCCATTCGCCGCCGCCAGCTCGTTCGCAGCCCCGGTTTCGCCGGGGTTGCCCGTGTGCAGCGACACGTAAAACGTACCGCTGCCCAGCAGCGCCGTTGCTGCTTGGTTTTCGCCGTAGTTGGTTAGGTCTGACATTGTCATAAGCTCCTATTCAGTGATTTGTGGCTGTATCTGGATGACGCCGGCCGCAAACGTAAAGCGCTCGGATTGATCTGCGGTCTCAATCTGCAGGTCGTAATCGGAAAACTGATCCATCGCGCTGGTCTGCACCGGCGCTAGTGTCAGCAGCACGGCTGACGCACCTTGCGGCACAACGGTTAGCGGCGTCACAGCGCCGGTCTTTCTGCCAACCGCACGGCCCGATGCGGTGTAGTCGGTCAAGTTGGCCGGGTCGCCGTCCGACGCATACACGTCAATCCGTACCGCCAGACTATCGCCGCGCACCAGGCGCAAATTTATTTCCGTCGGCACCGCCTCGTAATCGGTCATACGTATACCTCCTAAGCGCCAACCGCAGCGCAGCGATGGTTGGCCCGCATCGTTTCAGCGCTAAATGAACCCGCACGAATGCCGTGACCGCGCCCCACCAAGGACCGGATTAATCTCTGCAATGTCTTGGTTCAGAAAAAGGAATGCATTTAGTGTACTGATAATTTGTACACTAATATTCTGTATAAGCTGTTTTAATTATAACAAGGCGCAACGCCGTCGACTGCCAACTGCGCGCCCCGATACCGCTTCCGCGTCTTGATATTGTAGCAAGCGCCCGTGGCCCGCGTTCTCTCGCGCCCAGGCGCCTAGCGTCGCTGCTGGTTACCGCTTGTTGCGCTCCAACGTCAGTTGGTCGACGCCAAACGCGATATGTTTGAGTTGCTCTTCCATGCGGATCACCCGCTCACGCACATCCATGTTAGCTGCCTGCGATCTTTCCAGCATGGAAACACGCGTATCGATGGAGCCGACCCAAAACATGATGCTGGCCGTCTGAACGACAATGGCAGCCACAATAGCAATCGGTATGCGTCTGTCTAAATGCCATTGGTTGTCGTCCGGATCAGAGGCAGCTGTCATACGCCAGGCCCTTTCG